GACCACTGGCCGGAGAAGTTGCTGGACTCATCCAGTATTCTGTATTTTTCCGCCCACTGTGAAACGGTCAGCTTTTCCGGTTTCTTCAGTGTGGCTTTAATTGTGTTTACAAATAAATTTCTCGTCCGTTGCCGGGAACGCTGTCGTTCAGACGATGACAAACTCTTTCACCCCTTTACTCGCTTTCGTCCTCGTCCTCTTCCTCGTCCATCTCTTCCAGTATCTGTGATGTGGTATCTTTGTCTATTTTCAATGGGTCATACTCTGATAATTCCTCCAATGTTTGAAAAATCTCTCTTTCCAGAATGTCCAGAATGACATTCACATCATCCTCTGACACGATCAGAGGTGCGACCTTCTGCGGAACGGACAAAAGCCTGTTCTTGAAATTCACAAGCATATCCGTCAGAAATTCCTCCACATCGTCTGCCTCATGAAGCTCTCTTTTCAGCTTCCGCAGCTTCAGGATGGAGATTTTCTTCTTGATCTGCTCGTGCTCGGCCTGTTCCTTTTCTTTGTTGTAGCCTGTACCCTGCTGCACTTCCGCTTCCAGCTTGTAATTGATGTATTCAGGGACGCATTTTTCCAAAACATAGTTTTTTTGTTTCTTTTCACTCGACAAACCCTTTGAAAACAAGCCGAACTCGTTCTTTAATTGCCGGACACGACGGTCTGTGATGCCTAAAATGGCGGCGAGTTCTTTCTGATTTACATCCATTTTTCGATTTTCACCTCCATTTCAGCGGCAAAAGAGGAAGGAAGTGCCGTATTTTTTTTGACTTTACAGGCAAAAATACCGGACCTTCCGCGCCCCGCATTCGTGGCCCCCTGCGGAAGTACCTTGTGCCCTGCCGCCATCGTTGCAGCAGTCGCAGGACGCAAAAACAGGGAGATCACCTCGTCAGTGTCTCCCTGTGCTCTCGCTCTTGTACTATGTGGCGCGGTCACGTTGCTTCACTCTCACTCGTCCGCTTGTCCATGCTACCATCATAGCACACTTGAATGTCTCATTGTGTCTCGTGTTTCTCTCTGCCCTGCCTGCTCCCTGTCGTGTCTGTCCACTCTGCTCCTCCTGTGTGTCCTTGCCGTCCTCTCGTGCCTCCTGCTGCCGCCTCCGTCTCCTCTGCTGTCTCTGCTCTCCTGTCCTTCTGTACTGGCTCTCACTACCTCCGTGCGCTCTACTGCCTGTCCTCTGCCTCTGACTCCTCTTGTCTGCCCTGCTATGTATGTACTGCTGCCGATGCTCCTGCTCTGATCTCCTGCGTGTCAGAGTCTGACACCTGCATCTGCTCCGGCTCTCTGGTCTGCTCTCGATCTGACCGCCCGATATTTCCAGAAAAGAAAACGGCAACGAATACCCCACCTTGTTTTTCGTGGTTCTCCGTTACCGTGAGATGGATGTGTTGTGACCTGCTCCATGCAGATGCGATGATGGCGGCTCCTGCTGCCGTGCGTTCATCATGTCCTCTGTGTCTTCATTCCCTTCTTCTTTCTGCGATCAATTCTGTCCGCATTGCTAACCGCTTTTACTTTCTGATTTTCCTGAAAATATTTTCCAGATTTGTTTCCCGACTCTATACCCCCACTTTGTTTTTCAGGGGATTTCTTCAGCATCTTCCATTCCTTGTCCAGCTTCCAGTCAGTGTATGCTTCCTCGTTCTCCTCGATCATTCGCTCAATGCGTCCCTTATTCAGCAACATCTCAATCGCTTTGTTATATCTCTTGTTGCACTGGCTCCGTGACATCGGGATGCTCTCCTGAATATCCTTCCACGGCTTCATGTCGATGTGTCGCAATTCGCAGATTTCTCTTTCCAGACTATCCTGCGGCAGATAATCCAGAATGTCCATCACGCGGACGATTGCTTTCTCCACTTCTTCCTTCTGTGTGTAGATTCTCTCCTCGATGTCTGACATCTTCAGGATGATGCTTGCTGCTCCATTCCCTTCTCCTGAAGACGATCGCGGCAGTGGTCTATATCCGACACCACCGATCGGAGCGTCCCTCTCTTCCGCAATCCTGACTAGTCTCTCATCAAGCTGCTTCTTTCTCTTCTCTGCCCGGTAAATCTGGCCGAGCATCCATTTCAGGACATCCGCCTTCTCGTTGTTTGTTGCATCCATCTCTTTTACCTCCTGTTTGCTTCACTCTTTCCTTGCCTGCATTTCCCTGATTGCCTGAATCTGCTCTTCGTCTGCTCTTCTCTGCTCCTCTGTGTACTCTCTTTTTATCCTGCCGTCCTTTAGCTGGTAATGGAAATACAGAGTCATTCCGGCGATGTACAGGGCCAGTATTACGGCTGCCAGAAGAATCAGAACGAGCACTCCCCAGCACACTGCTTTTATCATGTTTCTTTTCCTCCTTCCGTTTCTTCTCCCTCTGTTTCTCCTCATGTGTCAGATGCCCGACAGCACAACTCGCCGTCGGGTCTGAATATCCTTCATGATTCTTTCCTGTTCTCACTCCTTCTCCTCCTCTGGTTCCGTTCTGCTCGCAGTAACTGCTGCCGTCTCACCATCGGAATCCCTTTTCGTCTCCGGCCGTTGTTGGTCATGAGTATTTTCATGAGTCTCTGTGCTTTGACGAGTTCAGTTGTGATAATCCTGCTGCTGTCAATGATGTTCTGCTCCAACTGCTCCGCCGTCCATCCGGTTTCCTGTTCCAGTTCCTGAACTGTCATTCCTTTCGCTTCCGCCCATCTCTGAACGAACGGAGTGTCTGACTCTTCTTTCGTCTCTGCTGCAACCTCTACCTGCAACTCCATTCTTTCGTGTACCTGTTGTGTTGCCTCTTCCCGTGATGCAGGTGTCTCCGTTGTGACCTTCAGGATTGCTTCGGCTACTTCTTCATGTGGCTTCCCTGCCATCTCTGCGATCTGCTTTGAATCTGCCTCAAATCTTTGCAGACGCTCCATTTCTGCCTGTGAGGTGACGATCGGGGCCATGAGTGCCGATTTCTTTTCCATCTCCTCGATTTCTCTGTCCATTTCCTTCGCTTTTTCGATGTCTTCCTCTGTTGCGATCATCGGTGTCAGAACAGGAGTCTCCTCTGTCTTCTTTCCTGTGATTTTCTCTTTAATCCACTTTGCTGCGTCTCTCAATCTCATCTCTTCACCTTCTTTCTCGCCCTTTAGTTGAAAGGCGGTAACTCTTCGCCGTCTGGAATGTTCATGAATCCGTCATCACCTGTCATTCCGTACTGATCGTCGTTCCGGTTCTGGTTCTGCTCTGCTGCCGCTTTGCTCTCGGCGAACTCAATGTCACTGACATAGATTTCTGTGGTGTACACCTTTCTTCCTTCCCGGTTCGTGTAGCTTCCTGTTCGGATTTCTCCCTCGACGATCACCTTTGTTCCCTTGTGCGTGTATTTCTCCACAAACTCCGCCTTCTTCCCGAAGGCAACGCACGGAATGAAGTCTGCGTTCTGTTGATTCCCCTGTCTCTGTCCTCTTCTGTCCACGGCGAGCGTAAATCTTCCCACCGCTGTCTGCTCCGGTCCATTTGAATACCGGATTTCTGGGTCCCTTGTCAGGCGGCCCATCAAAATTGCTTTGTTCATCATCTTCTCCTTGCTATTTTCTTGAAAAACTCGCTGATGTCATTGATTGCCATTTTCAACACGGTCATAATCGTGACCAGAACGATGATTCCGATCACGATTGCAACTCCTAACATGAACAGGCCAACCACTGCCGACACGCTTGCTCTTGCGATGTCCTCCATCAGTAGTGCCAGCTTGTGCATCTCATTCCCTCCTCTCCATTAGCTTTTTCAGCAGTTGTTCGTGCATTGCTTTATATGCAGAGCACTCCGCCTCTGATCGGATTG